GCAACAGGCCACCCTGCAATGGCATATTGCATGGTGTGCTCCTTATTTATACATAACGAAAAACGCCTCGAGTGAAGCGTTATTGGTATGCGGTAACGCCGCGCTCAGGCGGCTTTGATAGTCATATCATCTGAATCAAATATTCCTGATGTATCGATATCGGTAATTCTTATTCCTTCGCTACCATCCATTGGAGGCCATCCTTCCTGACCATTTCCATCATTCCAGTCGAACTCACACACAACACCATATGCATTTAAGTCGCTTGAAATTGCTATAAGCAGAGCATGTTGCGCCAGCATGATTAATACAGCATTTAATACAGAGCCGTGTTTATTGAGTCGGTATTCAGAGTCTGACCAGAAATTATTAATCTGGTGAAGTTTTTCCTCTGTCATTACGTCATGGTCGATTTCAATTTCTATTGATGCTTTCCAGTCGTAATCAATGATGTATTTTTTGATGTTTGACATCTATTCATATCCTCATAGATAAAAAATTGCCCTCACATCGGAGGGCAAAGAAGATTTCCAATAATCAGAACAAGTCGGCTCCTGTTTAATTATGAGCGACATTTCTCCGTGTATTCACTCGTTGGAATGAATGCACAGTGCAGTGTTTATTCTGTTGTTTATGCCAAAAATAAAGGCCGACTATGCGGCCTAAAATTACTTAACCAATGATGCTGCATATTCGATAAGGTAAAGCTTTGGGGCCAGCCAAATTTTTAACCAAGTCATATTGGTTACTACAGCAATAATAAAACTTACCCACAGAACAAAAACTGCAGCTAATGGTAAGATTAGAAAACTAATCTCACCGTTACTTTCCCAAATCATAGTCGGTTTGTATTTAGTCTTCCCCTTATCCCATGACCATCCTTCATCATCGAACTTACCAATTTCAACTTTTTGGCACTGTTTCTTCATAAACCAGAAAACCAGCGGGATTGTTAAAATGGCTATTAATGTTTTAATCAGACTGTCAACCATATTCCATAGCAGTAACTGATGAACAACATCAGGAATCTGTGCCTGGCTAAATGAGACAGCCGCGTCTATTCCATTACTGGCTTTTTGCAATAGTTCTATGAGAATCTTATTTGCCTGTTCTTCCATATATCACCTCAAATAAGTGGTTTACTGCCTAATTTCATTTTCTGGCGAACAGTGCAGGTTACCTCGCTGTCAGTTGTTTTGATTTCCGGTAGCCTGCCGCGTAAAGAGCTACGTTCGGAAGACAAGTTGAACCTTCATATTTTCTGGTCAACGTTGTCAGAGTTATAACTTCTGCTCTCATTGCTGGTTTGCGCTTGCATTGCAAGACCACTCGTGAAGGGGTTGGCCTGTGTAGCTTGTCGGAGCTAATCGCCTCCTGACTTTGCAGGTTTGCGCGACGAGCTCTACGTCGAGAAGCTGCGGTGCCTTTAAATTCTGTTTTTCTGGACATAGATTCCTCCCGAATAAACTTTGGCGATGCAATCTCGAAGCTCCTCCTGAGACGGTTACTTCGGCATTGCATCCCACAGCTTATGTGGTTGGGTGATCTGGCTTTTCAGCCACGTAGTCGAGTGTTCGACGTTGTTTAAAGAGCCTGCCAGTCTGCTCCGTTGGGCTTACAGCGTCCTGCTGATGAGTTGACTTTATCGAAATGATAAACTGATGGCAATAGCAAAATGATAAATTGTTTGGGTTTTCAAATATCCTGTTGATTATTATGGTTTTTTATTTGATTGCGGGAATTTATCAGAAGGAATGAAGAGACTTGAGGGGGATCAGAATTTCGTGGTTTAGAAAGTTGTATCTATCAATTTTTCAATAAATACAATTGGTTAAGGTGTTATTAGGTGTGGGGATCGTGAGGCAAAGAAAACCCGGCGCTGAGGCCGGGTTCTGTCATCTAACTTAAGTATCAAGCCGCTTTTTGTGAATGATTGATGTGAGCTTCAAAGTCGCGGCGTAGATTTTGAACGCGCTCTACACATCCGCGCATTTCAGCCAAAAGCTTACTTCAGCATTGCACTAATCTCGCCAATCATTGTTCCATGCAGACGATTAAATTCATCAACAGCTCGGTCATGCAAGCTCTTGTTGATTGGCAATACGTTTTGGGTCACTAACTATACTCCTTATATAGGTGTTCGCCAACAGATTTTCAATATGACTTGGGCGATTTCTGAACAATAAGCACGATTTAGCAATGATTAATTGATGTTAAGCACAAATATCTCTACATCGTGCATTTTTAACTATTTATACACATAAAATCTAATAAATGGATATAAACCTTATGATGATTTTTCTCAATCGAATTGAATAATGATCTCTATCACATCACCCAAACGTCTCTTCAGGCCACTGGTTACCAGCTATGTGACGATGAAGTCACGAACTTTTCAGCCACTCCCTTGCCTCGATGTCATCCAGATGGCGAGATTGCTTCAGAATACCAGCCACATACTCCACCTTTGCTACTTGATGATAAGGCAACGTTATTGGCCTGTGGTCCTGGTTGATGCTTGTAAATTGGTATTCTCCATCTCTGTCATAGCCAAGAACTTTGATCATGTTGTGTCCTTCAACAGTTCTGACAAACACCTCATCCCCCGGGAATACTTTGGTGTTAGGCTCAATGAGTACATATTCTCCTGATTTTATTCTGGGCCACATGCTGTCTCCTTTCACACGAAGACCAAAGGCATCTGGATCATCGCTATAAATATTGAGCCACCCATCGCGCTCTTCGGTCATCTCGATGGCACCATCAACACCAAGAATTGCCTCACCAACCACGCGCACTAACCCTTTTCTTACCTGACCGACAAAAGTTAAAGAATCTGAGCATGATGCAATTGGTGTTACATCATGTACCAAATCAAGCCACCCATTAGGTAACCCAAGTGCGGCTTCGAATTTTCTTGCTAGTTTATCCCCTATGTTTCGAGTGCTTTTTTCACCGGAGACTTGCGTGAGTTGAGAAGGGCTAACTCCAAGCTTATCGGCAAAGCTTGCATTAGTGTTACCCGCGATTTTTTTATGCTCATCTAGCAAAAACGCCAGATTCGATTTGCGAATATCTTTGTTTTCCATCCCACGATTCTCCCTCTATTTAGCAAATGGATAAATATGCATTTTGATAAATCTTCATTGCGTTTTATTTATCAAAATGGTAAAGTCGCTCTGTGTGATAAGCGGAGGCACTAATGAGTAATGAACTACTACGCTGGCGAAAAGAGGCTTCTAGTGAGGAATGGAAGCGACTCGCCGCATTAGCGAATACTTCAGTTGGCTATCTTGATCAGATTGCATATGGGTTTCGAAGAGCTTCCCCAGATAAAGCGAATGCAATCGAAGAAGCCACTCGTAATTTCACGGGTTATAAACCTGTGAAAAAGGAAAATCTGGTGTTCGTATCGCGTAGAGCATCAGCAGCATAAGTAACCCCGCTCTTTGTAACAACGGACATTCGTCCTACGTCGCTGAAAAGCGAGTTCCAAGATATCTGACCAACTAAGGCCATATGCGTTTCCACGCATACCTTTCAACTAGCTATTCACTATTGGAAATCTTAAGAAATGGAACAAACAAGTTACAGCAAACTATCACAGCGTGATGTTGATCGCGCAGAAACAGATTTACTTATCAACCTGTCAACGCTTACCCAGCGCGGTCTGGCAAAGATGATTGGCTGTCATGAATCGAAGATAAGCAGAACGGACTGGAGATTTATTGCTTCGGTCTTGTGTGCTTTCGGAATGGCATCAGACATCAGTCCGATTAGCAGGGCTTTTAAGTATGCGCTTGATGAAATCACAAAGAAAAAATCCCCGGTGGCCGCCGGGGACTCTAAGCAAATTGATATGCAATTCTGAGGGAATTACTGGATCAATCCACAGGAGTCATTATGACAAATACAGCAAAAATACTCAACTTCGGCAGAGGTAACTTTGCCGAACAGGAGCGTAATGTGGCAGATCTCGATGATGGTTACGCCAGACTATCAAATATGCTGATTGAGGCTTATTCAGGCGCAGATCTGACCAAGCGACAGTTTAAAGTGCTGCTTGCCATTCTGCGTAAAACCTATGGGTGGAATAAACCAATGGACAGAATCACCGATTCTCAACTTAGCGAGATTACAAAGTTACCTGTCAAACGGTGCAATGAAGCCAAGTTAGAACTCGTCAGAATGAATATTATCAAGCAGCAAGGCGGCATGTTTGGACCAAATAAAAACATCTCAGAATGGTGCATCCCTCAAAACGAGGGAGGTTCCCCTAAAATGAGGGACATCCCTCAAAACGAGGGAAAATCCCCTAAAACGAGGGATAAAACATCCCTCAAATTAGGGGATTGCTATCCCTCAAAACAGGGGGACACAAAAGACACTATTACAAAAGAAAAGATTATTCGTCCGAGAATTCTGGCGAATCCTCTGACCAGCCAGAAAACGATCTTTCTGTGGTTAAACCGGATGCTGCAATTCAGAGCGGCAGCAAGTGGGGAACAGCAGAAGACCTGACCGCCGCAGAGTGGATGTTTGACATGGTGAAGACCATCGCACCATCAGCCAGAAAACCGAATTTTGCAGGGTGGGCTAACGATATCCGCCTGATGCGTGAACGTGACGGACGTAACCACCGCGATATGTGTGTGCTTTTCCGCTGGGCCTGCCAGGACAACTTCTGGTCCGGTAACGTGCTGAGTCCGGCCAAACTCCGCGACAAGTGGACCCAGCTCGAAATCAACCGTAACAAGCAACAGGCAGCCGTGACAGCCAGCAAACCAAAACTCGACCTGACAAACACAGACTGGATTTACGGGGTGGATCTATGAAAAACATCGCCGCACAGATGGTTAACTTTGACCGTGAGCAGATGCGTCGGATCGCCAACAACATGCCGGAACAGTACGACGAAAAGCCTCAGG